TCTTCTTTCTTCTGTCTTTGCTCTTCCCAATACAATTTTAAAGCTTCTCTGCCCTTTCTAAGATTTTCTTTAGTCGCTTCTGATACTTCCCTTTTTTTCTTTACAGGTTGTATATCCACCATTTCTAAAACCTGTACAGGTTGCTTTTTTGTCTTCGGTTTAGGTTTAGATATGGGGGGTTCGGGTTCATCGTATTCTATATTTTTAATCGGTTGTATATCTGGTTTTTTAATTGATAGTTTAGGGGGTTTCGGTTGTTCTTGGTCTGGCGTAGATCTCGCGACCCCTTTTTTCCCCTTCGCAATGTAAATCGGCTCTTCATCGTCTGAACTTTCTAAATTTTCTAAATATTTTTTTTTCTCCATTTTTTGATATATAATAGTTATAAATATTTTAAATTTTTAACAAAAATTTATAATTTAAATTTTTCAATAATTAAAATATTAATCAATATTATATAATGTCAAGTGAGCGAAGGATCAATGATCAGATTAATAGTCTTTTAAAACTCGGCGTCCCCCGTGAGTACGCAGAACTTATAGTATATGATAAAAATGGTATTGATATTTCTAATCCAATTGAAGCTATTAAATCAGAAAATCAAGAAATGCAAGAGGTAATAAAAGAGATGCAACCATTAGCTATTAATTTAAAGAGCTACGACTCCTCGGGGTCTCTTATAGTTTCAAAAGAAAATTTAATATTGGACAACTCCCATAATTTATTATCTAATTTAATATTAAATGATAAGAACTAAAACTCAGTTATTCAACATCTCATCTAAAAATGCAATAAATGGATCATTTAAATCACAAGTTAATGTTCAGCTTCCAGATTTAGCTTTTCATCATGATCATATTCAACAAATATATTTATCAGTTGCACATTGTGAGGTCCCAAATTCATTTTACATTGTCAACTACACTAATAATTATTTAGTGGTTGATGGTATCACATACTCAATACCAGTTGGAAATTATAATGCGTCTAATATGATTACAACTATTATTTCTCTTCTTCCTGCTGGATTCTCTATTACTTATAGTAGTATCACAAATAAATACACATGGACTAACACCTCGGCCTACACCATCAATGCCTCATCTCCCTATAGTCTTATTAATTCTGTTTTGGGTTTAGGTTCTCAAGATGTGGTAAGTTCTGTTTCATATCCATATACAGCTATTTTTCCCTTTGTTGTGAATTTCATCCCCCTTCCTCGTATCAATTTCAGATCAAACTATTTTAAATTTAATAATTATAGTATTTCAGATGGAACAGCAGATATTTTTTTACCTCTTCAAAATAACGCGGGCCAACAGTCAATGATTAATTATGTTAATCAATCACAAAATAAATTTTTAGTAACTGATAGAAATATTACTACTTTTATTATATCAGTTATGAATGATAATAATCAATTTATTAATTTTAACAATGTAGACTGGTACATGACCTTACAATTAGATGTGGATTACCTAGAGCCAGCACGAACAAATAATTTTTCTTCTATTTTAGGAAGGTAAAAATAAATTTAAAATAAAAAAACTATATAATTTATATCTTATTATTAATTATATAATGTCAGCATTTCCTCAATCAGCTATCGGCTTACCTCAAAGTGTAAATTATACTCTTCCTCCATCTCTTTCAGATTCTGCCAGATCTTATTCAGTTAATCAATCCCCCGATGGCATCACATTCGTGACTGGGCCTGCTATCGGTGCAAGTCCATTTACTGCATCTTCAAATAACACCCCAGGTGCTTTTACATCTCAAGTGGTCTCTTTTACTATCCCTTCTGGTATGTCTAAGTCTGTATTTCTTGATCCAGCAAATACTAATTTATCATTCACTTTATCTTATACAGTTACAACTGCCCCTGTCTTAGCAGGAACTGGTGCCCAGACCCTAATAGGATCCGGGGCTAGTTGGATAGACAGCTTAGTGCTCTATTCTAACAACGTCCCAATAGAAACAATCAACTCTTACGGTCTTTTAAATAACTTTTTATTAAATAATACTATTTCTTATGCTGAAAGATATGGTGGCGTTTCTGTAAGTATGGGTACAGATACAAACTCAATGAATGGTCTTGATTTAGCAACTACAGTCGCAAATCATAGATATAATTTCTGTATTCCTTTACTATCTGTAATTGGTATTAATTCTGATAAATGGTTTCCAATTGGAAGTGTTAATAACTTAAGTTTACAACTTACTACTACTTCAACAACTCCTATCGTTTTTAATACTTCAGGAGCAGTTACCACTCAACCTGTTTTTTCAACTGGTTACACTCTCAATGAGTTCTCATTAAATATGAAATATATTGATCTTGGAGACGTCGCCGGCCAATTATTACAACAAACCCTCTCTGATGGAAAATGGTTCATGAAATCAACAACTTACACCAACTCTAATATTACTATTCCCAATGGTTCATCAGGTGCTCAACAATTACTTCTCCAAATTAGAAATACATCTGTAAAATCAATTATCCACCAATTCGGCCAGGGGTTCGTTGCAGGCGTCACTCCTAATAATTATTATGACGCAATCAACCCTGCTCTTATTGGTCGCCAACTTCAAATAGGGGGGGATTTTTTCCCAAATCAAGTTATTAATGACTGTGCAAGACCAGCTTTTGGTTATACCTACTTATTACAAGCTATGGGTAATAATTTAGGTAAAGCAAGTGGAACAACTGTCGGTAGATTTTCTTATAATACAGTTGTTCCTTCATTACCTGCCGGTTCAGATAGTACCATGTGCACTGTTGTATCCGGTACACGAACAGTCGCAGGTTCTAATAATGCAGAGCTTAATGTAGCACAATTTCCATCAATGGCTTATTATGGGTACGATCTCGAAAAATCAAGTGGTTCACTACTTCAAGGATATAATACAAGAGCCAGCCCCCCTTTCCTCAATTTAAATTTAGGTGTTACTTCAACTTCAACTCTTTCTGGTACTTGTTGGGGAATGTCAGACGTAATACTTCAAATTGATTCTGTTAGTAAACAAATAACAGCTTTTATTTAAATTTTAAATCTAAATATATATTATAATGTCAATTACTATAAAACATAATAAAGCACCGAATTTATCACAAGTTAAATTTACAGTAGATGGTAAACTAGATGCAAAATTAGATAATATAGAGATCTTTAAATGTATGAACAAGGCTAATTTTACACTATTTCTTGGAAAAGGTGGGAGTGGTAAGAGTTCTAAAATTATTAGTTTTCTTAAGTCTAAAGAGGGTTTTAAAAAGATCTATCATGATATAATCTTATTCTGCCCCCCTAATTCTAGAGATAGTATTAAAGATGATTTTTGGGGGAAAAATTTATTACCAGAAAATATTTTTGATGATTTAAGCATGGAGAATTTAGAGACTGCTTATTCTATGGCCGAACAAAACGCCCAAGAAGGATATAGAACATTAATTATTTTAGATGATGTTCAAAAATCATTAAAGGGCGATAATCAAAAATTTTTATTACATATGGTCAATAATAAAAGGCATGCTTCACTATCAATCTGGCTAGCATGTCAAAATTATAAAAGTATACCGCCTCAAATTAGAGCTGTTATCACAGATATGTTTATTTTTAAGATAAATAAACAAGAGATGGAATTTATATTTGAAGAACATATAGAAGAAACTAAAAAAAAGTTTGATGAAATATTAAAGTTATTATTTAAGAATGAACATGATTTTTTATATATAAATACAATGTCTCAGAGACTATTTAATAATTGGGATGAATTAATTATATAAGAAAGAAAATTTAAAAAAAATAAAATGTTATCATAATATATAATAATGGGAATAAAAGAATTTTTTAAAAAATTAGGTTCAGATACTAAAAAAGCATTTTCAAAGGGAGGAGCAATAGATACAGGATTTAAAAAATTCGGTTCAGAGACTAAAAAAGCATTTTCAAAGGGAGGAGCAATAGATACAGGATTTAGAAAAGTTGGTAATACATTAGTTAAAGTAGGCGGTGTAGCTTCTAAATTAGCACCTCTAGCATCTATACTTGCTCCAGAATTAGCCCCAGCAATAATGGCCGGTTCAGCATTAGCAAATGTTGCAGGAAAAACTACTCTCGGTATTAGAAAGGGTGCTAACTCAGCTCGAGATTTAGAAGGAAAAACACAAAATATTGTAGGAGCTATAACTGGCGGAATACAAGCAGGGAAAGATATACAAGAACAAAATCCAGATCTTTTAAATTTTGAATAAAAAATAATATATAATGTATTATTATAATGGAAATCATAGAAATAGACAAAAAGAAATCATTTAAAATAATGTTGAACAGCAGAAATACAGCTTCAAGAAGTGGAGCATCAACTACTACTTTATCCTATACTGTAGATTTTAGATCAGTTATAAGATCAGATATAGATTATTCAAAACAATATAAAGTTTATTGTTCATTCATATCAAATATAAACACAACAGCTATAACTGGAATAGATGCATTAACTAATAATTATGGACTATATATTGATATGGGGAAAGGACAGAATATATATCAATTTAATAATACAAGGGCACCATCATTCATCTTACCTGTGGTCTCTATGAGTGCCACACAATATGGGTTTTTATTAAATGAATATAATCAATTACCAATTATAGTTAATAATATTAGAGATATTACAACAATTACACTCAGTGTGATTGCATCAAGCACTGGGATAGCTCTAGTTGCTGGGACAAATTTTGGTTATATGTGCTGTTTAACTTTTGAAGAATGTTAAATTTAAAAAATCTTTAATTGAAATTTAATATATACTTTATTATTATATATTAAATGTCTTCAAACTATGAATTTCAACCAACACTAGATGGACTAAATAATATTGAATCAAACACAATAAATACTGAAAATTTAGTTGTTGAAAGTATAGCAATTTCAACAAGTGGAACCGCTCCAACGCTTACAAATCCTTTAGATTATTCAAATAATATAGCAACTACCGCTTGGGTGACAAATCACGCGGGTATTGGCTATGTGACTGTTAATACTTCACAAACACTAACAAGTGGTATTAAAACATTTCAAAATTTGCCCGAGTGTCCAGCAACTGCAACAACTAATGACCAATTAGTAAATCTCAATACTTTAACAAATGCAATATCAACAGCAAGCATTGATTATGTGCATATTATAGGAACAGAAACAATAACCGGAGAGAAAACTTTCTCTAATGCTAATACATATATTAATAACACACTAACAGCAGACACAATTACAGCAACGAGTAATTTAACATTAAACCCGGTAGGATCTATAAATTGTAATGGAAAAACAATAGATATGACAGGCGGAGAGATTCACAAATGCCCTCTTATACATTCACAAAATAATAATAATATTGTTGTTGAAGCATTGGGAACAGGTGATATAATATTAAAAACAAATGGTATTAATCGCGTAACCGTTGCGGATAATGGAATAACTACTTTTTCAACTCTTCCAGAGTGTCCAGTAACTGCAACAACTAATGACCAGTTAGTAAATTTTAATACTTTAAATAATGCTATATCTGTGGCGGGTGGTGCTTTCGTGACATTAGCAGGATCACCGCAACTTATCACAGGAGATAAAACATTTAATGGTTATGTTGATTTTTTAAGTTTAGAAGCGAGTTATATAACAA